TTGCTGGCGTTGAGACTCCGCCAGGAGGAGTTGATCCAGAAGAACCCGGTGAAAAAGGGTTCGCTGCGATGGTGTCCGCACCGCCCGACTCCGACCCAGAGTAAATTCATCTCGCTCAGAGAGCGAGAAGCTTTGTACGGCGGAGCGGCGGGCGGTGGGAAGTCCGACGCCCTGCTCATGTGTGCATTGCAGCATGTCAACGTTCCAGGCTATTCCGCCTTGTTGCTCCGCCGCACATATGCAGACTTAGCCCTTCCTGGGGCTCTGATGCCCCGTTTGGCGGAATGGTTAGCCGGGACTCCGGCAAGGTGGCATGGGGATACGAAAACTTGGGCCTTCCCCAGCGGGGCGACGATTTCTTTCGGGTATCTGGAGACGGAACAGGATAAGTTTCGTTATCAGGGTTCCGAACTACAGTTCATCGGTTTAGATGAGACAACTCAGTTTTCCGAGACACAGTATCTATATTTAACATCACGGCTTCGGAGAAGGCGAGGAATTCCCGTTACCCCCCGGGTGCGGTGCGCGAGCAATCCGGGCGGAATAGGTCACGAATGGGTGAAGCAACGGTTCGTCGTAGAAGGGCCGGCGAAGGGACGTCCGTTCATCCCGGCGAAATTGCAAGATAATCCGTTCCTAAACCAGACGGAGTATGAGGCACAGCTTCAACTCCTAGACCCTGTTACCCGTGCCCAGTTGCTCGAGGGGAACTGGGACGTCCTCCCGCTCGGACAGGTATTCAAACGCGACTGGTTCCGGATCATTGACGAGGTGCCGGAGATCGCGCAGCGAGTCCGTTGGTGGGACCTTGCATCAACGGAGCCGAAACCTGGTCAGGATCGTGACTATACCGCCGGGGTGTTGATGGGACGGACCGCGGAGCGGCAGTACGTTATCCTCAACGTGCTGCGGGATCGCCGATCCCCGCAGGGTGTTCGCCGGATGGTCGCACAGGCAGCGGCGGAAGATGGGCGGGGAGTGCCGATCTGGATGGAGCAGGAGCCGGGCAGTAGTGGCGCGATGGTTATCGACGACTTCACGCGCAACGTGCTCCCCGGGTACGAGTTCCGCGGGCAACGGGCGACTGGGGACAAGGTAGTGCGAGCGCGCCCTCTAGCAGCGATGGCCGAGGCCGGCCACGTGCTGGTTCGTCGCGCGCATTGGAACCGGGATCTGCTGGACGAGTTCTCGGCGTTCCCGTCTCCCGGCGTGCACGATGATCAGGTGGACGCCACGAGTGGCGCGTTTGCGAAGCTCTGCCTCCCCCGGGAGGTGAGTGTGATGGAGTGGCCCGAAGAGTGAGCCGGTTCACTGAGTGGGTTCGCAAACGCTTCAAGATGCGGCACACCGCTTATGGCGGATCGCCCAGAAGTCTGTCGGGCACTCTAACGACATTGTCCGGCACGACTCTCCCGGGATCGACTACGGATTATCGTGTCGAAGCCGGCTCGCTCTGGCTGAACTCCGCCGTGGCAATCTGCCTTGATCGGATCTCCACGGCGATGGAACTCTCCGTGCTGCGGCTGGAGATCCGGCGTGGGAACGGGGATTGGCAGCCGGTTGAACGTGAGCAACAGATGCACCTGCTGCTTCAGCCGAACCCCCATTACAACCTGAGCACCCTCCTACGAGCCACGGTCTTAGCCCTCAAGTGCGATGGGAATGCTTTCTGGCTGCTCGCCCGCACCGGAGGCGGAGTCCCGGCGGAACTCTGGTGGGAAGCGCCCTGGCGGATGCGTCCACTGTATCCGAGTGACGGGAGTGTTTACCTTTCCGGCTGGGAGCGGACGCTAGACGGGCGAAAAGAGATCTGGCGAACAGAGGACGTCATCCATTTCCGCCAGGGGATCGATCCGACGAATGAGCGGTTGGGGCTGGCGCCGTTGGCTGCCCTGATACGGGAGATCGTCTCCGACAACCAGGCGACAGCGTACACCGCGGCGCTTCTGAAGAATTCGGGCGTACCGGGCGTGCTTATCTCGCCGGCGGGTGCGGATGCGATCCTCACGCCGGACGCACAGGAGCGCCTGGCGAAACAGTGGGGTGCACGCGCCGGGGGCGATAATCGTGGGCGCCCTATCGTGATGACCGCCCCCATGAAGATCGAGTTCCTTTCGTGGTCACCCGAGCAACTGGCACTGGACAAGCTGCGGGGAGTCCCCGAAGACCGGGTTTGTGCTGCATTGCAAGTGCCCGCGATGGTTGCGGGACTCACTAGTGGCGCGCAGCACAAGACCTATGCCAACTACGGCGAGGCGCTTCGGGACTTCTGGGAGAATGGGATCATCCCGTTAGAGTCCGCCATTGCAGCGCAGATGACCCAGCAATTGCTTCCGGACCTCGGGCTGTCAGACCGATACCGGCTTGCGTGGGATTACAGCAAAGTCCCCGCCCTGCAGGCGGACCTGCAGGCATTGATGCTGCGGGCAGTGACAGGGTACGAGAAGGGGATTCTAACCCGAGCGGAAGCGCGGGAACTGTTGGGGTATGAAACCGGTGAGGGGGATGCTGTATACTACACCGAACCGGGAGCGGCACAGATCGAGGAGGAGCCAGATGCAGACGCAGCGCTGGACGGGACCGTTAGAGCTTAAGCGTGCCCCGGCGGACACCGGGGGATTTGCCGGCTATGCAAGCGTGTTCCATAACGTTGATGAGTCATTTTGGCCGGATATCATTCAACCGGGAGCGTTCGCTGACTCGCTTGGGGACTTCCTGACGCGGGGTTTTGTTGGCGGGATCGGGCACAACTGGAACGAGCCTGTTGGGCGACCGCTCGTCGCGAAGGAGGATGCTCTGGGTCTGTATGTGGAGGCGCGATTATCTGACACGCAGGCCGGGCGGGATCTCCGTACCCTGCTTCTGGACGGTGTGGTGCAGCGGATATCTATCGGGTTCCAGGTGCTGCAAAAGACGTTCTTTGAGACTCTTGCGGAGGTCAGCAGCTACTGGGAGCAGCATGGGTATCAGCCCTCGGGCGAGGACGTTACCCGGGCAGCCCAGGGGGTTCGCCTGGTTCAGAAAGCGCGCCTCGTGGAGTTTTCGCCGGTTGCACTACCGGCGAATGATCAAGCGGTGATCACCTCGGTCAAGGGCGCGGGCAGCTCGCGATACGAGAGCCACACTGAACGGGTGCTGGAGATACTGACCGACTGGGCGGAGCGTACCGCTCGGTTGACAGAGTTGCGAGGGGCCGAAGGACGCGAGATGTCCGCCGAGCATCAGCGCAAACTCCAGCGAGTCCGAGACTTGCTCGCGCAGCAAGAGCGCACCCCGCGGGCGGGGAATGCGAACGCAGCGCTGCAAGCACATCTGAAGTTTCTGGAGATTAGCTCTCGGCTGAGAGCAGGAGTATGAGAATGCCCACACTTGTGGAACGTGCCCGCGACCTTGAGCAAAAGCGCGGGGAGATGGCGGAACTGTTCACGAAGCACCGTAAGGGTGACATCTACGACATGCCTGTTGAGGTGGTCGAAGAGGTGAACAAGCGGAACGACGAACTGGACCGGCTTGGTCAGGAATTCGCCGAACTGAAGAGGCTGGACGCGGTAGAGCAGCGGAACATCGCGGCCTTGGCGGAACTCCGGGAGGTTAAGGGGATTCGTCATAGTGGCGACCCCGTGTCGGCGTTTTTGCCTGGTTGGAGTCAATCTCCGCCGAAGACCCTGGGTGACCTGTTCGTGAAGAGTCGTAGCTTCATGGAATACCAGGGTGGGCGTGGCCCTGTTTCCGAGATCAGTGACTTCGATGTGAAGACACTCTTCCAGACCACGGCGGGTTGGTCCCCCGAGACGACCCGGAGCCGACCGTTCCAGCTTTCGCCGCAGGAACGGATCATGGTGGTCGACCTGATCCCGAAGTCGGAGACGAACCAGGCCGCCATCAAGTATATGGAGGAGACCACCTTCACGAACAACGCGGCGGAAACCGCGGAGGCCGGGACCTATCCGGAGAGCGCGCTGGTAACCACCGAGCAGAGCTCCACGGTGCGCAAGATCGCCGTGAGCCTGCCCGTGACGGATGAGCAGTTTGAAGACGAGCCCCGGGCACGGGACTACGTGAACAACCGGCTGCTCTATATGATCAACGCCCGTCTGGACTCCCAGATTCTGGTGGGGAACGGCACGGCGCCGAACCTCCGCGGGATCAACAATGTGGTGGGGATCAACACCCAGGCGAAGGGCACGGACCCCGTGCCGGACGCGGTCTACAAGGGGATTGTCCTTTGTCGCACAGTTGGCTTCGCCGAGCCTACCGGGATCGTGATGCATCCCAACGACTGGCAGGACGTTCGCCTCCTGCGCACGGCGGACGGCATCTACATCTGGGGTCCGCCGAGCGACAAGGGCCCTGAAACATTCTGGGGGCTGCCGATCGTTTCGACTACCTTCCAAACGCAGAACACTGCGGTACTGGGCGACTTCGCGCAGTTCAGTGAGTTGGCGCTGCGGCGCGGGCTCGAGTTCGAGGTGAGCAACAGCCATTCCACCTTCTTCGTGGAAGGGAAGCAGATGATCCGCGCCAGCTTCCGGGCGGCGCTGGTTTTCTACCGGCCGAAGGCGTTCTGCACGATCACCGGGATCTGACGAGGAGGGGCAACGATGGCGGTTATCGAAGCGCCTTTGGGCACACAGAATAACGGCAACGGGCTGAACTGTCCGCTCCAGAACGCGGGCGTGCCCGGCGGCACGACGTTCCAGAACGTCGCGGCGAAGGGCGCGCTGCTGGTGGACACCACGAACGCGAAGCTCTACATCAACACCGGGACGCAGGCCGCGCCTACCTGGACGGTAGTAGGAACGCAGACCTAAACATCGGAACGCACACACCAGAACTGGTGGGGCGGTGGTTTTCTGCCGCCCTGCCTGTTCCGAGGAGGGGAGAAGATGGCGGTATTAGTCCACGACCAGGTCAAGCGGGCGATTGGCGAAGACGACGCAACGTTTGCCCACGGGTTCCGCCCGCACGTGGTGGCGCTGTTAGGAGATACTGCCGGGAACAAGGTGGGAGTAACCACACCGACCATCGATGGACATAACTTGGGCGGGTTGAACGGTTTGGTGGCGATAGCACCGAACTACATGTTCAACGAGGTGGCGGGGAACTGGGACCGGATGCGGGCGAACCTGGACGCAACGCTTCTGGCGTCCGCAGCACGCACCGCGAGCACGAACACGGCGGATCAGACGAACTACAACCACCGTGGCGTCATCGTCCACCTGGACATCACGGCGAACCCCGGCGGCGCAGAAACGCTGACGGTGGAGATTTATGCCAAGTGCCCCGCGAGCGGTGAGTATCATCTGATGACGGGGTTCCCGGCCGTCGCGGCAGCCACGAATGCCCACTATGCCTACGTGCTATATCCGGCGGCAGTGGAGACGGTGAACGCGGCACGAACCGAGATCCAGGGGTTGGTACTACCGCGGACGTGGCGTGCCCGGATCCTGCATTCCGCCGCGGGGAGTTGGACCTATTCACTCGGGGCACAGTCGATTTTGTGAGGAGGGGAGAGGATGCCGAAGGCAACAGTGGTGGATGTGTGGACAGAGCGAGGGCGTTTCTACATGTCCGCAAAAGTGTCCGAACCCGATGGGGTGACCGAATATACCGGCTCGGTAGATGTGGCGGAAATGGCAGGGAAAACGGTTTCGGAGAAACGAGACATCCTGACGGCTGCGGTGAAGGCTGCTCGTGATGCCCAACAGGGTCGGAAACCGTTGATCGGGGTAGTGGTAAAAGGCGCACAGGTCGACATCTGAATCGGCCCACGGTGTTTGTGAAGAGGTGAGGGGCTGATGCAGGTCGGCGAAACCATCCGAGTCGCAGAGAACCTAACTGCCGCAGCAGCGTTCACGATCACCTCCGCCACCCACGTTGTCACGAACGAGGCGACGGGGGCCGTGGTTGTGTCCGGTTCCGCCACGATTACGGGTGCCGGCACCGCCAATCAGACCATTTCGTTTCTGTTCACCCCCGCATCCGCCGCGGTCTTTCTTGTCACGTTCACCTATGCAGTTTCAGGTGAAACGATCCTGGTTCACCAGCGACTTATTGCGACGGTGAGCCCTTCCGGGCTGGAAATACTCCGACAACAGCTTCGGGGTTTGATCGGTGATCCGGCAAGCCCAACGCAGACATTCACGAATGATGAACTAGAGTTCATCCTTGACTGTTGGCGACGCCCACAGGACGCGGTGGCGCTCACCCCTGTGGCAAGCTATTCCCCGTCCGCCGGGAAACAGTATCTGACGCACGTGAGTGAGTTCCCCTTCTGGAGTACGCAGGTAACGTTTCAGAGTTCGACTTACGCCAGCCTGACGCCCGCCACGGCGGATCCTGTTCGCGGGCGATGGACATTCAGTACAGAACCGGACTATCCTGTATTGGCTACGGGTTCCGTCTATGACCTCTACGGGGCGGCGAGCGATGCCCTGGCGGTCTGGGCGAACAAGAAGGCGCGGGATTACGATTTCGAGAGCAACACCCAGCGATTCAAGCGGAGCCAGATGCGCGCCGGCCTGATAGAACAGTCAAAGGGGATGGCTGCCCGTGCCTTTCGGGCGTTCTAGTGGGAGGGGAAAATGCCGAAGCTACAATATCACCGGTTAGTGGAAAGCACGCAGTCAGTGGATGTTGCTGTATCTCTGACCGCTCTGACCTACACTCGGGCCAAGCATGGAGATCCTGCTCGTGTGGTATTCACCTATACACCAGAGGACCCATTTTCGGGATTCCCGCCCATGACGTTTGAAGTGCGTGACGATCCGGACGGTAAGAAACCGACTGCCGCGACGGATATCATTGTGCTGATCGACCGGCCGGCGCTGAACAGCGCCCTTCTGGCAGCGATCGGATAGATCGATGACGTTGGTCGCAACAACCTGGGTGCCAACCGCGGAGCTGTCCTCGATGCGGGCGGAGGCAACATTGTCTTTGCCGGATGTCGCAACTATCCGTGACTTCACAGAGGCGACGGACTCCCAGGGCGGGAAAACAAGGACGTGGAGCGATACTGCCGAGTCGTATTGCCGTTTGGTGCCGTACCCAGGCCAGAGCCAGGAAGGCGCGGTCGAAGGTCGGATCGAAGCGGATACAACGTGGCTGATCCTACTCCCACAGGGCACTGTGGCAACTTCCAAGAGTCGTGTGCGCGTCAACAGCATAGATTGGGAATTGATCGCGCAGGAAGATCAGGCCACGGAGCCGATCTATACGGCGTTTCAAGCGCGGCGAGTCGTCTGATGTTGAATATGGATGTATGGGTTCACTGCGCGAACCCCACGGGGACCCTGGCGGAGATCCGGGATCGACTCCGAGAAGCGGTCGAGGAGTCCGCCAGGGAGCTCGTGGCGGACGCAAAGCGGCGGGCGCCGGTTGATACGGGGGCGCTTCGCGATTCCTTGCATTACACGATGACCGGGCCGACGGAGGCGACCGCGGGCGACGGTGTAGAGTATGGGATCTACCAGGAGTTTGGGACAGTGCATATGCCGGCGCAACCGTTTCTGGTGCCCGCAACGGCGGACGCAGGGCGGGCATTGAGTCGTAGAGTTCGGGAGATAGTGGGCTCGTGAACGAATCGCAGGCGGCAGCGAAGCACATCTACACGAAACTGAGCGGGGCGTCGGCAGTAACGGCGCTCACGGCCGAGATTCACGACGGGCTGGCCCCGCAAGGTTCCGCCCTGCCGCACATCGTGTTTTCCCAGCAGGGCGGCGAAGACGTGATGGGGTCAATAGGCCATCGGATTTTCGGCATTTCCACCTGGGTAGTGCTGGCACGCTGCGAGGGGGGCTCCTGGGCTTCGGCAGATGCGATCTATTCCGCGGCGGATGATGCGCTGCACGTGAAAAGCACCACCAACCTAGTCTTGAACGGGATCACGTATACTGTCATATGGTCGCGCCGTTTGCGCAGTTCATTTCGGGTGCCGGAGCTCGTGGCCGGCCGGCGCACTCAATATGTAGGTGGGATCTATGAGGTGCAGGTAACCACCTGCTAGGAGAGGGCACATGGCACTCAGAACGCAATGGCTGGATGGCGTGCAACTGGGGGTAGAGACCACCTTCGGGACCGGGGTCGCGGCGAACAGGAAGATTAACACGTTCACGGGCGGAGCGATCCAGACACGGCAACCGGTTGATCTCGTGCAGCCGATGGGCAACAAGTTCCCTTGCGGCGCGATCATCGGGAAGACGATGGGAGAGGCGTCGTTAGACGGACCTTTGGGCTATATCGCGGCTCTCTACGCCCTTTCCTCGGCCTGGGGCCCGCCGAGTTTCGCCACTACAACCGCGACAATCACGCCCTCTAATCAGGCGCTAAACTCGGCGAAGTTCTACACTCTAGAGGTGGGTCAGGCGTCCGGACTCTGTGACAAGATGGTTTCGTCCTACTTCCGGGATGTGTCGTTCCGGTTCGGGTTGGAACAATGCACGATGCAATCGAGCTTGATTGGTCGCAGTACTTCCGCCGGTGCAACGGTCACCGCATCCCCTACAGAGCACCCCTGCACTGTAGTTGCACCCCTGGACTGGAAAGTGCAGGTCGGGGCGAATATCGCGGGTTTGGCGGATATAGGGAAGGTGCTAGAGGCGGACTTCAGTTCGCGGGGGTCTTGGGCGATGCAGCCTTATGGGGACCAGACCGTTTACCCCGTTGACGCCATCGAACTCCGTCCGGATGTGGAATTCAGCTTCCTGATGAACTGGGATTCGGCCGTGGTTAGTTACATGACCGAGATGTTCGCCGGGACCACGAAAATCATTCGGATCGCTTGCGCGAACGCGGATACCAACTACACGCTGCAGTTAACGGCGGCGGTGAAGGTGATGGAACCGGAGATCAGCCAGGGTGATCGGCTCACTACGATCCGATGGCGGTTCCGTCCGGTATATGACGCCACGGCCACATTCGCTGTTCAGGCAGTGATCAAGACGACACTCACCGCCCTATGAGACTCAGCGATCTGCGCAACAAAGAGGCTGTTGTCCCGGTCACTGTTGATAATCAAACGATCCGGCTTCGGGTTCGGGTTGGCGCATTCACGTTGGAGTACTGCCGGCGTTTGCGCGATGCCGGTGAAGAGGTATGGGAAGCGCTCGCGGGCGTTCTCTGCGGTTGGGATCTGACTGATGATGCCGGCGTGGAACTCCCCACCAGCGTTGAAATCCTCCGGGAGTTGCCACTCCAGTGGCAGGCGGCGATAACGACAAGCATCGGGGAGTCGCTGGTCCCAAACTCACCGAGTACCACGGGCTCTGCGCCGTCCTGACGACCGGTCCGCGGTTCGGCAGTAAACCAGAGTGGTACGATCTAATGAGAGCGGCGCGGATCCTGAAGATCCCGCCGTGGGAGCTGCTGGACCGGCCGGCGCTCTGGCAGAGTGATCAGTTGGACCAGTTGGCATTCGCGGCGGATTGGCTGGGGATAGACCCGGCGATCCTCGCACAACAACCGTGGATCTGGATCGAGTGGGCGTTAATGTCCGCAAACGCTGAGTCGTATGCTGAACGATACGAGCGGGACCGGATGAAGCTTGCAGGCGTGTCGGGAGTATAGAGATGCCCGAGATTTCCAGCATCACAACACGGATTGCGGTTGATACTTCCCGGCTCGAACGCGACCTGCAAACCGCCAACCGCAAGATCGAGCAAGCTGCACAGCAGCAGCGGCAGATCGGGCGAACCACTGCGGACCTGATTTCGCGGTCAATGGACGCCTCCACGCAGCGGATCAGCAGGGTTTACGATCGGCTCACCGCATCGATCGAACGGGACGCAGCTCGTCAAGCTGCTGCAGTCGAACGCGAGCAAGCGCGCGCCACCGCCGCGTGGCTCCGAGAAGCGGACCGGCAGGAAGCGGTGATGCGCCGGGTGACTGCCGCCGCGGAGCGAGAGGCAGGGCGACAAGCGGCGGCGAGTCGCAGGTTCCTGTTAGGGATGGGCGGTTCCGCACTTCGGGGACTTGGCGGGGGGGCCGTAGCCCTAGGCGGCGGAGTCCTGGGTGGGGCAGCAAATCTCGCATCGGGCGCTATCACGACCGCCACTTCCGCGTTGGAGAACCTTGCCCGGGCAGGGTTGACCGCAACCGCCGTACTGGGCGGATTGGCCACGGCGGGGTTCGTTGCGGTTGCACGGGCCGGCGTGGATATGAACGAAACGCTTGAACGCGCAACGCAGACCCTGAGTCGCATCACCGGTTCAGGGGCAGCCGGCCGAGGACTCGTGGCGCAGATCAAACAGGAGTCTCTGACTTCCGCCGCAACGTTCAAGGATCTGGTTCAGATCGGCACGCAGTTGGCCGTTGCCTACGGACCGAACGGACTCGGCAAGGTGCTGCCCACGATGCGCGCCTTTGGCGATACCGCCGTGGCGCTCAATGTGGACACGGAAGGCTTGCAGCGTGCCCTGTTAGGGTTCCGCCAGCTTCTCGAACGGCGGACCCCACAGCAAGAAGAACTGAACCAAATCTCCGAGAACCTTCCCGGTGTAGGGTTGTCCGGCATTCTCCGTCGAGCGTTTGGGACCTCCGATACCCAGGAGCTGCAGAAGATGCAGGTTACTGGGAAGCAGGTGGGGGATGCGATTGTCAAGGGAATGGCGGCAGCCTTCGGCGGAACACAGTTACGGGCGTCCGGATCGATCCAGGTCCTTCAGAGCAACATCGCCGATGCTCTTACCAACATCTCCGCCAATGTGACGAGTGGGTTCACGCGCAATCTGAAAGCGGCGCTGCAGAACGTGATGGGTTTCCTGCAGGAGTTGGAACGGAGTCCGCAACTGCTTGCTCCATTGAAGGCTATCTTCGACAGAGTAGGGGAAGCAATCGAGGTGGTCTCTGGAAAGCTCCCGCAGTTAGTTGAAGGGTTGGGACGGGCATTCGAGATGGTCCGGGCCGAGTGGGCGAAGCTGTGGCCGGGTTTGACAGGTCCGCTCGAGGTGGGTGTGCGCGTTATCGGGGGAAGCATCGCGGGTATCATCAACGTGTTCCGCGAGATGATTGAAGTCAACAAAAGTGGTCAAACCGGCTTTCAAGAAACGTCCATTGCAATGGTGGATTTCGCCAAAGATTCAATCAGGGCGTTGAAGGAATTGATTTCGAGTGTATTCCTTGCTGTTGCAGCCTATGGCGCACTGATGGGCGCTGTAGGTGCAGCGACACGGAACCCGCGAATGGTGGTCGAGGGCGCGGGAAAAGTGGCGATCGGGATGGGCGGAGCGTTTGGCGCGCAGACGATGGGTGCTCGGATGGGCAGGTCTCTTGACGATCTGCGAACACAGATCCTGTCGCGGGAGCCGCCATCACAGATCAAGGAACCCGGGCCAACCGGAGCGTTTTTCCGGGGATTTTTCGGGTTCCAACAGTTTGCTGACAGGATGTATGGTGGGTTGGGTCAGATGTGGAAGGCATTCGGTGCTGGCCCTGCACAGCGGCAGGCGAATGAACCGATGGCGGCTCCGCCGTCCCCTACGCCATACAACCAGATCCCGGCGGGAATGGCTCCGCCGCCCGGCGGGTATCGTGGCGGGCAACAGAATATCGGAACGGTGAACATTCATGTGGGATCACTGTTCCCCGCCGGCCGGGGTGCGATCGTTGACGTGTCAAGCAGTATCTGGACTCGCAACCGCCGCCAGGAGCTCTATGACCGGATCGACGAAGAACTGGATCGACAAGCGCAGAGGGCGAATCCGGCTCCCTACGGGTATTAGGTGTCAGGGGTAGGGTTGACAACCCCTTACCGGAACCGTTAATGGCAGGCATCGCGCTCCCTACGGGTATTAGGTGTCAGGGGTAGGGTTGACAACCCCTTACCGGAACCGTTAATGGCAGGCATCGCGCTCCCAACCGACTATGCGAGTGGTTATAAGGGATTCTGGGCCACCGTGGATTTTGAACGACCGGCCCCGGGACTCCCGCCCGTGGCTTTGGTCTGTCCGGTGGATGCGGACTACAATCAATACTATGCGCCCGGTGATCCGCTCCGAACTGTAACATCACGCGTTTGGGCCGTGGAGTATGCGGACGACGGAACGCCAGGAACACCTCTCGTGTTAGCTGCTGCCGATACCGTGGGCGGATGCCTGGCTCGTTTACCCAATGGCCGTGTTCAAGCGTTCTACATTCGTGAGAACACAGCGTCGGACTTCGATTTAGTTCACCGGGAACGGACCGCCAGTGGGACCTGGAGCAACGAGTCTCTCATCATTGATGGGTGGTATGGGATGAAGGGGTCCCTCGTTCATGAGTTGGGGCAATTCGTCGCGGCGGTCGGGCACCCCAGCGGAATGATGGTAGTAGCGCTGCGGCGGGGGCGTCCTACGGTTTCCGACGTAGACAAGCTGTATCTCATTGTAGGGTCATCCGATGGTTTGGGAGTGTGGAGTTGGTCAACCCCCCGGGTTATACGCAATAGCAGTCTCCTACAGGGGATCTTCGTAGAAGGGACCGGCGCGCTTCACTTCGGTGATTCCGAATTGTGGGACCGGTTAACGCCCTCGGGGGGGTTAGAGATCCGGGCGGATCCTTACTGGGGTGAGCCGGGGTTTCCGGTAGACGATGGGCGAGCATTGAGCTTCAATTATCGGCAAGGGCTAGGTGTACTGATGCGGGCGCATCTGAAAACGACAAACCCGCCGCCCTTCACTCAATACTTCAAAACACTAACGTGGCAATCGGAAATCTATCGGATCAGCGCTAATGGGTATTATTGGGAAGCGATTGAATCGGCAGTCCCGGCGGACGGGACCTATGCAGAACTCAATGGATGGGTTGAATCGCCGGTGACGTCTACGGGGCTGGTGGACTGGGGGCAGGGGACGGCGAAACTCCGGGCACGGGATGATGCCCGGTTCGAGTTCTTCTTCCCGGTATCCGGAACAGGGGATCTCGAATTCCGGACCCTGGTGAGTCCGTTTGCAGCACGGCCGAGGAGTTGGGCATCCTGATGCCTACGTTCCAACGATACGCCGTTCGAGCGTTTCTCTACGATGAGGGAAACGCCGATCCCGTAGTGCTGGATCACGGCTTCGGCTGGTGGGACAACCTGGAAGAGACAGCGGAACAGGGCACCGCCACCTACTCCAACAACCGGCTCACCGTGGAATATCTGCCCGGGATCGGCTTGACCAACCGCCCACGGCGAACCCCGAAGGATCTCCGACTCACCGAAGTGAGCACGACCGGGGGCAATTGGTCGGAAGTTCGGCCCGTGGGAATCGGAGCCGGCCGCACGTATCGCGTAGTGCAGTCGGACACGACCGCGGGAGTCCAGTGGTCCGCCCGGGGTACGGACTGGCTCCCGGCGGACCCCATGCTTGCCTTCTCCCTGATCATCTTTGACACACCGCCGGACTGGAACACAACCACCTATCCGCCACACGTGCGGATCGAACTCGGAACCGATGGCCCGGACCGTTGGGGCGTGGAGCTGTCGAAAGCGGATGGAAACTACCTGGTCCGGTACGTGCTGGGCGATTGGCGGGCGGTGGCGCAGTTGGGTGCATTGTCATCCAGCGAAGACAACGGTGAGTCGGAGGTCTGGTTCCGCGTTCTCCGCGGGCAGGTGGGCGTCTCTTTAGATCGCGGGCAAACCTACACCTGGGGCGGGAACGTTGACGGGTTCCCGGCAACCATCTCGCAAGGGCGGTGGATCGTTCGCGGGCAGGGCGGAGCGTGCTTGATCGGGCGTCACGAACTCACCGCCCCCACGGGTGTCTTCTACTCGAGGCAGCGCGCCGGACAGGTGCGGGCGCTTCCGCCGACGGTGAGCATCTCCGGCCGGTACGATCTGGCGGGAACTTCGACGATCACCTTCGCTGATGCTTCCAGCCACAGCGCGGGGCTCGTGGGATACAGCGCGACGTTGACCCCGCAGAACGTCACAGCGGGCGGGATCGCCGTCTATCGCTGCCCGGTCCTCTACACCGTCAACTACCGAATCCCCACGGTGTCCAGTGTCGGAACCGGAGCCTATACGCAGCCGTGGGACAGTCGAATCGTCGAATGCACCATCGACAAGCCGCTTGCGTTAGAGCAGGCGGATTGCACCCTCACTCTGAATATCCCCTATTCCGCTTCCGCCTGGACCGGAACCTATCGGAACCGAAAGGTGCAAGTGCAGATCGGGCGAGTCTTCGACGATGCCTCCGTTGAATGGACCATCGCGCACACGGGCTATATCGCCGCGGTGCGACCGGTGCAGCTCGGGTATGGTCTGGTAGGATCGACCATCACGATTGCAAATGTCGCACACCGGCTTCGGCGGACACGCTGGACTCCTGACTACGAGTTGGCGCTCGGGAGTCAAACACTGGGCAACGCTCTGGATCAGGTACTGGAGTCGGAGGGGGTCCCCCGGCACGACTCCTGGCGGCAGTGGTCACTTGCGACGTTCCTGTTTCAACTCCCCGGAGGGAAGCCGGAGAACCCGTCACACCTCACGCGGCGCGGGGAGGCGAAGTGGGATTTGATGCGCCAGATGGCGGAGATCGCCCAACAGGAGTTGGCCGTTTCCGACTCCGGGGTAATCCAGACCGTTGCGCAAAACTACGTCACAGGACTCGTTCACGATATCCACCTGAGTCAGGATGCGGTATGTGAGCAGAAGGCGCTCGCGATAGACAACGGGATAGACTATCGGGAAACAGTGACAGCGATCTACGTTGTCGGCGAAGACGCATACGGGCAAGAAGTGATCGCTTCGGGGATAGATACGGTGGCGGAGTTAGTGATCGCCTCGGGGCGGTTCTGTCCCTGGCGGGAGGCGATTGTGGACACGCTGCCGAACACCACGAGTCGTGGAGCAGCGCTTTCCCGGATGCAGTATCTGGCGGCGGAGAACATCGGGCTCCGGATCGAGCCGACACACAGCACGCTGTTGAACCCGCGGATCGGGCGCCGCGATGAGGTGGCGATCTACGGTGCCGAAGCGATTGGTATTTCCGCCGGGCAGCGGCACACGGTGCTATCACTGCGCCACGTATTCGCGCTCGATCCCCGAACAGGCGAATACACCAGCACCGAAACCCGTCTAGGAGTCCGGCGATCATGATGCGGCGGAACCCGTTTGAGCGAGTCATCGCCGCGGCACAGAACGCGGCACGGGCGGAAACGGTACAGGGTCTGGGTTCCGCCATTCCTGGGAATCAAGTAACCGGCGCGATGAACGCCACGGGGGAAGGCGTCCTCGTGATGTTCGGCCTGTTGGATGTGACCGCGCTCGAGGATTTCCTGTTGGCCGGCGCCGGCCCAGATGAAGTAGGCGTGGGCCGGTTGGATGTGACACTGTTCGGGGCTCCCTGGCGTTTGGCGCCGTCTTCCGCCACAGGGCGGTTAGACGTTACCCGATTCATTGACCCCTTCATACTCTCGTGAGGTGACGAATGGCAACCACTTTCCTAGCACTCCCGAACACCTACGTGGCCACGGACGTACTACCCGCGGCGGATGTCGTAGGACTGGCCAACGCGGCGGAGGCGCGGGCGGCGAGTCGCACCGCGATCAATCTCGCGGGAACGGGGACTTATACCCTGTCCAGTACCGAGTATCGAACGGAGATCCTGGACTGTTCTGGGATCTTGACCGGGGCGCGGACCCTGCAGGTTCCTTTGACTGCCGGGGCTCATTGGGTAGTTAATAACGCTTGCACAGGCGCTTTCGACGTTACGGTGAAGGGATCTTCGGGCACCGGGCCAATCGTCCCCCAGGGCGGTTCTCTGGAGGTTTGGACTGACGGAACGAACGTCTACGCCCACGGAGCTCTGGGGCTAACCGGCGTACATGCAGCCTACGCGGCAGACAAGAACGTGATCGGGGCCCTGCCGGTTCTGCATCGGGTAGACGTGGCGGCGGGGGCCACCGGGGACGTAGACACTACTCTTACGCACAAGACCCGGGTAACGGAGGTGTGGCTCGTCAAGAAGTCCGCCGCCGGGGGCGGGGCGGGCACTATCCAGGTGAAGAACGGCGCGAGCGCGATAACCGACGCCATGAGCATTAACGTGGCGGACCAGACGGTGGTCCGGTGCACGACGATTGATGATGCACAGTGGGAGATTGCGGCAGCGGGAACTCTACGCTGCACGCGCACCAGGACGGCCAGCACGGATGAAACCTGCACAGTTTACGTGTTGGGGTTACGGGTGACGTAGAACAAACGAGCGGGGCAGGGGAGCGGAAACGTTCCCCTGTTCTCGTCATTCTTCCAGGTCCTCCGGTTCGCCCAGGTCCTCCGGCTCCAATTGTCCGAACAGTGTTGGTTGGTTCGGCCGGAGACAGTGGGGTGAGAACCAGATCCGTTCTCGCGACCGGTTCTTTGCCCCGCGATCCGTGTGCTTGGCGGTGGACGCATACCCGCCGTGGGCTTTCCAGGAGAATTCCTTCCAGTTGTCGGGCATTTTATGTTCTCCTTCGTAACCACAGAGCGCGATTCGCATAAGCGGGTTTCGTCCCTGTTCAATCGCCCATTCTCGGACCTCGTGGGCTACCTGCAGGTCCTCTTCGGCGTAGATCTCTTGATCCCGATCAGCCTCGGCTGCATACGGCGGATCTAAAAAAACTCCGGTGAGCCCGTGGGCGAAAGTAGGGCAAGGGCCACAGATTCGTTTCCAATCACCGCAACATACCCTCACCTGGCGGAACCGTTGCGAGAGCAACATAAAGTGTTCCGTGAGGTTTTTGGCACGTTGCGAGCTGACTCCTTGCCCTGCGTCGCTTAAATGTGGGCGTTGCCCTGCGGTGCTTAAATGTGGGCGAACTTCTGGAGTTCCCGCCACTCGCTGTGAATGAACGCCGAATCCCCGGCAAAGAGCGGGCCGGACTTCTTTAGGCGTTCCCGCCACTCGCTGCGAGTTGATGCCTTTAGCCCAGCCAAGATCCGGCAGCAGTTCTTTAGGGGTTCCTTTTGTGTGTTCTCCCTTTGCCCCTTTTCGGAGCGCCTTCTCGTCACACCACCCGCCACCGATCCACATACTCGCGCCCCAGACCCACCAGCCCGCGATCTTCGCGTCGTAGTAGTCCGGATCGTCCAGTAGCTGCGCGACGTGCCCGTGTCCGAAACCCATCAGCCAGCGGTGGCGGGCGTGAAGGTCCGTCTCGTTCACCGGCCAGTCGGCGTGTTCCGCCACCGCCTCCGGATCGTGCTGAACCGCCCGCCAGAAGTTCGCCAGGAACGCGTTCTTGTCGTTCACCGTTTCGACGCGGTGTTCCCCCCACGGGCTCCGCGCCAGCATCACCGCGCCGGAACCGAAGAACGGCTCAATGTAATTTTTCGGATCCCCGAACCGTTGCCAGACTTCTCCCGCCACCATGCGCTTCCCGCCGAAGTAGGGGAACGGAGCTTGGAAATTTTCGTATTGATCTTTGCTTTTGA